CCGTTGACAACTGCAATGGAAGGTGATTTCGACACTGGCAACGTAAGATACAAAGCTAGAGAAAGATACTCATTTGGTGTATCTGACCCTAGAGGTATCTTCGGTGTAGAAGGTGCGTAATAAAATCTAATTTATGGGGCGGTTGTAAAATCGCCCCATTTATAAACATAAATGGTGAGATTATGAAAAAATTCAGAATTAAAATAAACGCTTACAAATACCACGCAGATTTCATAGTAGAATCAGAAGACTCCGCAGAAGGCATAGAGAATGCTATTATTGACAGATTGGGAAAATCTGATATAAAATGGGAGTATCTTGGAGAAATGATGGATCCAAGAGTTAACAGAATAACCTATGAGGAGGTTATTAATGGAGGCGATAATGCAACATCTGGAGACCCTTTACACACAGAAGAAGGGACTAGATCTTCAATGGGAGCAGGAGCATCTTAAAGAGGGTAGATATACTCTCGATATGGTTAAGATCGATAGAAAAGTTAGAGAAGTGATTAGCCAAATCAAAATTGCAGAAGCAGAAAAAGCTAATGCACAAAATAAAATTGACGATGCTGCTCCTCAAGTTTCAGTAGCTACTTAATAAAAAGCTACATCGTTGGAAAAATCCAATCCACACTATAGGCTCTCTTGCGCTTTACTTAAATCTACTATATAAAATGATTACTGTATAATTAATTAGAACATAGACGCATACAGTCGACGGCCTAGAGACTATGTTCTGCAAACTAGGAGGATACTATGGCAACAACTACATTTTCAGGACCAGTAAAATCACAAAGAGGATTTGTTACTGCAGGACCTGATTCGATTGTAAACATTACAGCGGAAACCACTTTAACTTTTGCTGCTCACGCAGGTAAAGTTATTAAAGTAAATGATGCTGATGGAGCAATCACACTTCCAACAATCAAAGCAGATAGCAAAGGTGCATCAGCTGGGGACAATGACCCTAATGTGAACAGTCACTTAGGTGCGGTCTACAAATTTTTCGTAGGCACGGATTGTACAGATTGCGATATTAAAACTGACGGAACTGACAAGTTTGTTGGTCACGCAACTATCGTAAACGTGGCAGATGGAACTAACAGCACGTTTGTTCCTGCATCAGCTAATGATGTTATCAGCATGAACGGTGGAACTACAGGTGGAGACAAAGGTAGTACAGTTACTATCACTGCACTTGAGGACAATGTATATTTAGTAGAAGCTGTGTTGATCGGTACAGGTACTGAAGCAACACCTTTTGCAAATAGTTAATAAATAAACTCGGAGCGCCTGGTGATGCAGGCGCTCTTTAAAAGGAGGACAAAAAAATGGCAGACACAGTATTAAATACAACTGTATTTGATGGAGCAAAAAAACTTATCACTCACTACAACGTAGTTTCTGATAACTCTGGAAGCACAACTAAAATAGTTGATGTTTCTGGATTAGCATCTAACAATGGTAAAACTTGCAAAACTGTAAGACTTAATAAAGTTAGTTTTAATGTTTCTGTAACAGCACCAGCTGATGCAATTAGAATGCAATGGGATGCTGACACAGATGTAGTATTTCAAACTTTAGCAGGTGAAATGGAATATGACTATTCATCCTTTGGTGGACTTAAAAATACTGAAGCAACAGGTTTTACAGGTGATGTAAATGTTGTTTTACCCGCTTGCGCAGCAGGAGATACAGGTACGATTGTTTGTGAATGGATTAAAGTTTACGAATCGTAGGAGTTTAAATGGCTAATACTACTTCGGGAACAGCGACGTTCGATAAAACTTTTGCTATTGATGAAATAATAGAAGAAGCTTTTGAAAGAATAGGTCTGCAAAATGTTGCTGGTTACCAATTAAAAAATGCTAGAAGAACGTTAAATATATTGTTTCAAGAATGGGGCAATAGAGGTATCCATTATTGGGAAGTAGATGAACTCAATATGGATTTAATTGAAGGTCAATCAGATTATGACTTTTTTAGATCTAGTGATGATGGTACGAGTGCCGTTTCTACACCAGCAAATGTATTTGGAATGTCTGATATTCTTGAAGCACAGTTAAGATCTAATAGAACTCAAACAACACAATCAGATTCACCGATGACTAAAGTAGATAGATCTACTTATGCAGGTTTCTCTAATAAGTTATCTAAAGGCACACCTAATCAATATTGGGTAGAAAGATTTATTGATAGGGTTAGAGTGCATATTTACCCAACACCTGATTCTTCTAATGCATCTAAAGACATGCATTTTTATTACATAAAAAGAATACAGGATGTAGGTGATTATACAAATGCAACTGATGTTCCATTTAGATTTGTACCTTGCATGGTATCAGGATTAGCGTATTATTTATCCATGAAATATCAACCAAATTTAATTCAAACAACTAAATTAGTGTATGAGGATGAATTGCAAAGAGCACTTGCTGAAGATGGTTCAGCTTCAAGTACATACATAACACCAAAAGCATACTACCCAGGAACATAATGGCAAAATACGCAACAGGTAAATACGCAAAAGCAATATCAGATAGATCTGGTATGGAATTTCCATACAAAGAAATGGTTAGAGAATGGAATGGTGCTTTTGTTCACGTATCAGAGTTTGAACCAAAGCAGCCTCAGTTAGAACCAAAACCTATGAATGGTGATGCAATATCTTTAAGAAATGTAAGACCAGGTAGATCAGAACCCATTGTGACTGTTAGAATAATTGAAGATGGATTTGAAACATACGAGGCAGGGTCAAGAATAATAAATGTTTCTTCACCAGGTCATGGTTTAACTAATGGAACAACTTATAGATTTAGAGGAGCACCTACTACTTCGCCTGGAACTGGTTCTGCAACCAGTCCTGTTTTTGCTTACGCTAACATTTCAAATTTTGATGGAATAACGGGATCTAATATAACAAAAGCTGTGGGTTATGCTATAACAACTGGTTTGTATAAAGATGGTGCTAGAGTTACAACGGATTATTCTACATCTAATTTTTTTCATTTTACAGTTGATACAGATACTGCTACAGTTGGTGGAAAAAAAGGAGGAGGTTATGGTTGTTCGGTGGGACCTGTAACTATAGAAGGATGATAAAAAAAATTAAAAAAATAATGTGTAATTTATTTGGTATTAAGGAATGTGGATGTTCAGAAACAAAAACTGAAATTAAAGAAGAAAAAAAACCAGATCATTGTCCTAGTCATTTAAGATTTAGGAAAAGTTGTCCACGTTGTCAGGAGGTTGTAGCATAATGGCAGGATTAAGTGCATCAGGATTAAAAACACAAATTAGAAGTTATACAGAAACAGATTCTAACGTTTTATCAGACTCTGTTTTAGAAAATATAATTTTAAATGCACAGTATAGAATATTTAGAGATGTACCTATTGATGCAGACAGAAAACAACAATTAGGTAATTTTGTAGCTGGACAAGAATCTATAAACTGTCCTGCAGGAGCTGTATTTATTAGAGGTATACAAGTTTATGATACAGCAGGATCTGAAATTACAGGAGCTAACAGATGGCTAGAGAAAAAAGATTTAACTTATTTACAAGAGTATCAGGATGTAACTGGAACCTCCGCTGCTCAAGGTCAGCCTAAATATTATGCTATGTTTGGTGGTGCTACAGGTGAGGCAGATACTAATTCAGGTAGAATATTTGTAGCTCCAGTTCCTAACACAACTTACAGATTTAGAGTGCATTTTAATAAAATGCCTGATCTTTTAGAAAATAATGATACTAATTATATTAGTCTTAACTTTCCAAATGGGCTATTATATTGCTGTCTATCAGAGGCATATGGGTTTTTAAAAGGTCCGATAGATATGTTGACTTTATACGAAAATAAATATAAACAAGAAGTACAGAAGTTTGCTAATGAGCAAGTCGGTAGACGAAGAAGAGATGACTACACAGATGGCACTGTTCGAATACCGGTAAACTCAGTGAACCCGTAGGAGAAAATTATGGCAATAACATCAGCGATATGTTCAAGTTTTAAACAAGAACTTTTACAAGGTAAACACAGTTTTGAATCTTCAGGTGGACACACTTTTAAATTAGCATTATTTGATAGTAATGCAAACTTAGGAGCTTCCACAACAGACTATTCAACTTCTGAAGAAATTACAAATACATCTGGAACTGCTTACACAGCAGGAGGTGCAACTCTTACAAATCAAGGGGTTTCATTATCTTCTACAACAGCATTTACAGATTTTGCGGACGTAACTTATTCGTCTGCTTCTTTCACCGCAAACGGTGCAATACTTTATAATACGACAACAGATGGTGGTTCAGGCACAACTGACGCTGTTTGTGTAATTGCATTTGGCGGTGACAAAACAGCAAGTAATGGAACTTTCAAAATCGAGTTTCCAGCAGCAGCAGCTACAACAGCAATCATCAGACTAGCTTAGGAGGTCGACCATGTCGACTACTTCAGGATGGGGCAGGTTTACCTGGGGCCAAGCGTATTGGAACGCAGACACAACTCTTAAAACAGGTTGGGGTGCACAAGCTTGGAGTGGTGAAGGTGGCTGGGGAGATCTTTCTGATCAAACAATTACATTAACTGGTATATCAATTACATCTAGTATAGGTTCTGTTGATGTTCCTGATGTAGTATTTACACCAACAGGTCAAGAAATTACAGCTTCACAAGGTGAAGGTTTTGTTCCTGTTGTATTAGAAACAACTTTATCTGCATCTTTTTCTGTTGGAGCTATAACTCCAAATGATCAAACACAAGGTTTAAGTGCAGATGCAATTACTGCATCTGTAGGAGCACCTACAGTAGCCGACATGGTTGTTGGTATGACAGGTGTATCTTTCACTGCCTCTCAAGGAACTGCATTTGCACCAAACGATACTGTTCAACCATCTGGTCTATCAATAACTTCTGCTCAGGGGACTGCAATTGGATCGTCTTCACAAGAAGCAGATTTAACAGGTCAATCAGCCACTGTAAGTTTAGGAACAGTAACAGTACCAAACGATACAGCTTTAATTTCTGGTGTATCAGCTTCATTTAGTTTAGGTTCTATTGTAGGTTTAGGTGGAGCTGTAGCTTTACCAACTGGTCTATCATCAACAGCTAGTGTAGGATCTTTAACTGTAGAAGAAGGTTTAGGATTAACTGGTCAATCATTTAGTGCTAGTGTAGGATCAATATCTTTAGTAGATATTCAGGTTGGATTAACAGGTCAATCAGCAACATTTAGTATAGGAGCTGTTGATATATTTGCTTACGGCGATGTTGACACTGGCTCAAATACGTCTTATAGTAATGTTTCAACGGGTTCGAATGACTCTTATTCGGATGTTGCAACAGGATCAAATACAAGTTATAGTGACGCTGCATAGGAGAAAAATATGGCATCAACATACACACCTTTAGGTGTAGAACTTCAAGCAACTGGTGAAAATGCAGGAACTTGGGGAACGAAGACAAATACAAATTTACAAATCATCGAACAAATATCTGGTGGTTATACAACTCAGGCTGTCTCTGATTCAGGGGATACAACTTTATCTGTTTCTGATGGTTCAACTGGTGCAACCCTTTCACACAGAGTTATAGAATTTACAGGATCTCTTACAGCATCACGAAATGTTACAATACCTTTAGATGTTCAAAACTTTTATTTCTTAAAAAATGCAACTTCTGGTTCACAGAACGTTGTATTTAAATATGTAACAGGCACAGGAACTTCTGCTACAGTTGCAAACGGTAAGACTGTAATTGCATATGCAAAAGCAGACGATGGCACTAATCCAAGTATTGATACAATATCATTAGCAAGTGATCTTGTTGATGACACTACACCACAATTAGGTGGCGATTTAGATACTAATAGTTTCAACATAGCATTTGATGATGCACATGGAATCAATGATGAGAATGGAAACGAACAAATTATATTTCAAACAACATCATCTGCAGTAAACCAGTTTGATATTACAAACGCAGCAACAGGCAACGCACCTAGCATATCTGCAACAGGTGGTGATTCTAATATTGATATTGCTTTGATTCCAAAAGGAACTGGTGAAACTAAAATTGGAACAGGAGCTGCAACAGCATCTCTTACATCAAGTGGTGCGTATGATCTTAAATTAGATACAAACTCAGGAACAAACTCAAGTTACATTAATATTGTTGATGCAGCTAATGGTAACGTACAGTTATATCCAAACGGAACAGGATTAACTGAAATTGGTGGCGGAACAAACGCTGGAACAATTCAGCTTAATTGTGAGTCTAACTCCCACGGCATTAAACTTCAATCACCTCCGCACTCTGCTTCACAGAGCTACACACTTATCTATCCTACTGGAAACGTAACAGCAGGAACATTTTTAAAAGTAGCTTCAATAACTGGTTCAGGAACCACGGCTGTTGGTCAATTATCATTTGCAGCAGCAGGTACTTCTTGGCAAGCAGTAAAAACTTCTTCTTTCACAGCAGCAGCTGGTGAAGGTTATTTTGTAAATACAACTAGTAATGTTATAACTATGACTTTACCTGCAGGAACATTAGGCGATGAAATTGCGTTTATTGATTATGCGGGCACGTTTGATTCTTACACTTTTACTGTGACAGCAGACGGTTCAGAAAAGATTCATGGTTCAACAGATGATTTAACAATTTCAACAGAAAGAGCAGCAAATACACTTGTCTTTACAGATTCTACACAAGGTTGGTTGCTGAAGAATAATTAATCATGGCAGATTATAAAGATATCGTTGGGACGGCAGTCCGAAATAATGCAGGTAATCTATCTGCAGATCAAAAAGATCAGATATTTTATGATTCTACTAATGTAGATTTTAAATATAGAATACAAGCAGTAACAACAACTGGAGCGTGGAGAACTGGAAATAATACAAATACTGCTAGAGAAAGACTAGCAGGTGCAGGTTTATCAACAGCAGCATTGGCTATTGGAGGAGAAACACCTCCTGGACTTAAAAGTCTTACTGAAAGTTGGGATGGATCAACGTGGACTGAAGTAAACGATTTGAATACTGCAAGAAGTTATTTAAAAGCAGGAGGAACTTATACATCATCTTTAGTTTTTGGAGGAAAAAGTCCACCAAATACAGGTATAACAGAATCTTGGAATGGATCAAGTTGGACTGAAGTTAATGATTTAAACACTGCTAGACAAAGACACGCAGGAGTTGGTGCAGATAATACATCGTCAATAGCTTTTGGTGGTACTCCTCCAGGTGGTTTAGCAGTAACAGAAACATGGAATGGTTCTAGTTGGACAGAAGTTGCTGATTTAAATTCAGGAAGATATGATCTTGCTGCAAGTGGAACATCAACAGCAGCACTTGCGTTTGGTGGATATACAACAACTACAATAGCTTTAAATGAATCATGGAATGGGTCAACATGGACTGAACTTGCAGATTTAGTTGCAAATAAAAGGTATCATGGTGCATCAGTAAAAGGAACATCTACTGCTGCACTTGCTTTTGGAGGGTCAGATGGTACTGCAAGAGTAGCTTCAACAGAAACATGGAATGGAACTAGTTGGGCAGAAACTACAGATATGAGCGCAGCTAGATCATCATTAGGTGGTGCTGGTACAAATACAGCAGGATTGGCTTTTGCAGGGGATCAAGGTGCAACTTTCTCACAAGCAACAGAAGAATGGACAGGTGCGGGTGCAGATATTGGAGCATGGTCAACTAGCACAAGTATGAACACAGCAAAAAATATTACAGGTGGCGCAGGTATATCAACAGCAGCTTTAAACTTTGGTGGATTTCCAGGAGTGGCAAACACTGAATCTTGGAATGGATCAGCTTGGACAGAAGTAAATGATTTAAACACTGCTAGAGGTCAAATGGCAAGTATAGGTATATTATACACTGCTGCTATATGTTCAGGAGGAGACATAGGCACTGTAGGAAATGTAAGTGAAGAATGGAATGGTTCTAACTGGACAGAAATATCAGATTTGAATACTGGAAGAGAACAATTAGCTGGCGCAGGAACTAATACAGCAGGGGTAGTTGCTGGAGGAAGAACTCCTGGTGGAACTGTTAGATCAGAAGCTGAAACATGGAATGGATCAGCTTGGACTGAAGTATCAGATTTAAACACAGGTAGAAGAGTTCTTGGAGGGGCTGGCCACACTAACACAAATGCAATAGTTGCAGGAGGAGTTGATGGTCCTGCTAACGTTAGAGGTTATACAGAGTCATGGAATGGTTCTTCTTGGACTGAAGTAAATGATCTAAATACTGCTGGATATTCTTTTCCAATGGCAGGTTCAGGAACTAATGCTTTAGCAATTGGTAGAACTTCACCATCATTAACTGCTAAAACAGAAGATTGGAATGGAAATAACTGGACTGAAGTAAATGATTTAAATGAAGCTAGACAAGGTGGAGGGGCTAGTTTAGGAGGAACAGATGCTAGTGCTTTAATGTTTGGCGGAAATAATGGAACAGTGAATGTAGCATCTACAGAAGAATGGAGTGGAAGTTCAGTAACAACTAAGGTATTAACAGATTAAGGAGGAAACTATGGCAAAAACATATCAATACTGTGTAGCAGAAAACTGGGGAAAAGGATTTATCGATCACGATGAATCTTGGAGAATCACGTTTAAAGGCTACCCAGCTAATGTTTGGCAAGTTCCTGCATACAACAAACATGCTAACCTTTGGATTGCCAAAGTAGCGGGTGTCGTTAAAACAAAAGACGAAGCTCAAGCATTAGTTGATGCAGAGGTTCAAGCAGCACAAGCTGCTTGGGATGCGTTACCTGAAGATCAAAAAACAGATGACAATCCAAGACCTGCAGACATAACATTGGAGGACTAAAAATTATATGTCAACGTATCAAGGCATAAGAGGACTTAAAGTTCGGGATTATACAACTAACCCTGATAACCCGTTAGAGGGACAGCTATGGTATAATAAAACTGATTCAGTAGGTAAGTATCAAATACCAAATGTAACAGCTTCTTGGAGAGCGCAAAATTCTATGAATACTGCTGGACACTCAATGGGGGGTGCTGGTACAGCTACAGCAGGTTTAGCTTTTAGTGGTAGTCCACGATCAGGTAGAAGTGCTTTAACAGAATCTTGGAATGGAAGTTCTTGGACTGAAGTTAACGATTTAAATACTGCTAGAGATTCTTTATCTGGAGCTGGTATACAGACAGCAGCGATAGCTAGTGGTGGTTATAGACTATCACCTGGAGGTGCTGCGGGTGAAACAGAAACTTGGAATGGATCTTCATGGACAGAAGTAGCAGATTTAAATACTGCAAGATATAACACTGGAAGTGCTGGAACTTATACAGCTTCTTTACTTTTTGGTGGAACCACTCCTGGTGCAAATCAAAATGCAATAACAGAATCATGGAATGGTTCAGCATGGACAGAAGTGAATGATTTAAACACAGCAAGATACACTTTAGGTGGTGCAGGAATACAGACATCTGCTTTAGCATTTGGTGGTAATGTATCAAATGCTGCTAAAAATGAAACCGAAACATGGGATGGATCGAGTTGGACTGAAGTAAACAATTTAAACCTAGCAAGATTTAGTATAGGTAGTTCAGGTTCAGGAGGAACTAACACATCTGTCGTGGCTTATAGTGGAACTAATGGAACAGTAGTGTATGCACAGACAGAATCTTGGGATGGAAGTTCTTGGACTGAAACAGCAGATTTATCAACTGCTAGATATGGAGCAGGTTCTGGAATAGGTGGAAGTAATACATCTGCTTTAGCTTATGCTGGTTGGAGTGGCACTGCTACATTAGCTGTAACAGAAGAATGGAACGCAGTCACTCCTGTCGGAGCATGGTCGACTGGTGCAAGTATAAACACAGCAAGAAGATCATTTGCAGGAGCTGGTATATATACTTCAGCATTAGGTTTTGGTGGTTACAATGGAAGTGCACAAGTTAATAACACAGAATCTTATAATGGAACAAGTTGGACGGAAGTTAATGATTTAAATAGAACAAAAAGTTTAAACACTGGAATAGGAAAAGTTAGTAATCAAGCTGCTTTATCTGTTGGTGGGTATTCTGCCCCAGCTTCACCAGATGTATTAGCTGATAATGAGTCTTGGAATGGAACTTCATGGACAGAGTTAGCAGATATTAACACTGTAAGGTATCTTGGAGGGGGAGCAGGTACACCATCAGCTGGTTTATTTTATGGTGGTAGTAATCCAGCGCCAGCCACAGCAAACACAGAGTCATGGAATGGAAGTGCATGGACTGAAGTAAACGATTTAAATACTGCAAGATTTGGTGGAGCATTCGCTGGAGTTGCAACAGCTGCTTTACTTGCAAGTGGGTATAGCACAACAACACATTCAAATACGGAGCTTTATAATGGATCAACTTGGACAGAAGTTAATGACATGAATGCTGGAAGACTTGAATTAGGTTCAGCAGGAACTGTAAATACAGCCGCTCTAGCATTTGGTGGACAATTAAATCCACCTCCAAATACAAATTTTACAGCAAACACTGAAGATTGGAACGGTGCATCTTGGGTTGAAGTTGCAAATTTAAATAGTGCTGGAAGACAAATGGGATCTACAGGTTCAAGCACAAATGCGTTAGCGTTTGGTGGTGAAACACCTGGCGCAGATGTAAATACATCAGCTGAAGAATGGAGTGGAAGTACAAATTTAAATAAAACAATAAGTACGGATTAATTATGGGAACATACAAAGAAATACGAGGAACACACATAGTATCAGTAACATCTGA